TTGCGCCTGCAAATACCTGTCCACCAATTAGGTTTACAGGTTTTAGCCCGTAGGGGGCGTCTACCGTTGGATATGCCATTTAAGGACTCCTTTATTTAGAACCTGTGCCAAATCCGCTTCCACGACTGGATGAAGACTTTCGGTCAGCAAACAGCGGCATACGCGGGTCATTATTTCTCATGAAGTGGTTGTCCACTGAATCCATCTGGTTCTGCGCTTGCGTGTCGTAATACTCTTTCATGGCCATGAGTTTCTCGGTTGGAATTTTGCAAAGCATCAACCCACCAATTTCCACATTACCATTAGCATTACCTTCAAGCATCAGTTCTGGATGATCTGTTGCCTTCACTGGTTCCCAGCCATCCCGCATCTTGCTAGACACATTGGTTTGCATTGTCTGTCCCAAGACATGAGTCGCTATGTAGCGATACTCCCATCCGGGTTCAGGGGTAGGATCGGGCAACGCACTCGAAGGTTTATACACGTATCGAGCAGGTATCTTGTCGCGTGACGCATTATCACGAGGGGTGCGGTTTTCAGCCATTTTGATTCTCCAGTTTTAAAACTTCAGCAACGTATTTTTTAGGGTCAAGGTTGTACTTTTTAATCAACGCAGCTTGTGATTGCGTTAACTGTATTTTCCTCGTCCCTGTTGAACGTGACGCAGGGGCCACCACAGAGGAAGGCCGCCTTGGAGTCTCAACCGACCTTGGCTTGTCTTCGTTTCCACCGAAAACTTCAGGGAACTTCGACTTCACGCGAGCATTAATCTGCTCGAAATAATCATCGGAGCTAGGATCAACTCCGTTGTTGACTAGTTTTTGATGCAGCCCTAGTGCAAAGCTGGTAACTTCCTCGAACCCGTCTGAGCCAAACCACTGGTTTTTTGCTTGCCAGCGCAAGGTTTTTTCGTCAGCTCGCACCGGTTCGGGTGCTTGTTGACGCGGTTGTACCTCAAATTTTTCAGTTTGTAAAGCGGGTGGACGAAAATTTTGTGCTTGTTGCAACTTCATCTTTGCTTCAAACAGCTTTTCTTGTGCGGCAATGATGGCATCGGTGTCAAAAGCTTCTTGTGCTGCCTTGTATTCCCGACGGGCATTGTCCAACTCCGCCTCTGCGGCTGTTTTGGCCATAGCTCCGTACTGCTCTGTACCACTGCTGACGTATTGTTGAAGCTTTTTATTCTCTTCAACATAGTGCTGTGCAAGACGCTCAAGTTCTTGTTTCTCCCGTAAAAGAGATTCTTTGGCACGGCGTTCGTCGTGGCGGGCATGGGTCAGTTCCTTGATGCGTTTCTGGGCACCTTGGGTGTATGACTCAATCTCGTCGTCTGTCGGGTCTTCTACTTCCCGATCAAGTGGGCGACGGCCACGATCCTTTTCAGGTGTGTCATCAACAATCTCAATTTCGACATCGTCCTCGGTTTCAATCTCAACCTTCTGGTTCTTGTCGTCCTCAAGTTCGTCGGGGAACTTATATTGCTCTGCCATATCTGCTCCTTTAAGCGCGGGTTAACCCACGAGGGTCTTGCACAACAGCGTCCACTTGGTCATCATTGATGAGCCGGAACTCTTTTCCAAAAATCTTGAATCGCGTACCGGAATAGGTACGAACGAGAACAAAGTCACCTTTCTTGCACCACGCGCCTGCGGGGAACTTGGTTGCGTCTTTGTACGCGTCTGGGCCAACATCGACAACAAACAGAACCGTTGTGGCGTGTTCTTCTTGTCGCAAAGTAGCTGTGGCTTTCACGAGATCAAGCTCAGTTCCATCAATCTTGTCAGAGATGTCAGGCACTGCACACAGCAGTTTCCAGCCCGTTGGGGTCGGAAGCATCGTGGCTTTCTCTTCGTTTGTTGCGTCTTGCGCTGGCGCTTCGACGGGTTGGATTGTTTCAGGCAGGGCATACTGCCCCGGTTCTAGAACGGTGTCATTCATCGGTTTCTTCAACTTTCTGTGCAAGGTCAAGTAGATAACGCTCTGCAAGGGCTAGACCCTGAATAATCCCGCAGAGTTTTTGGTACTCTTCAAAAGTGCGACATGCCCCACCAGCGCAGTCATCTGCGTAGTTGTTCATATCGGTGCGTAATTTTTCGCGCAATACGCGTGCGAATTCTTGGATCATTTAGTTGGTTTCTCCTGTGGTTGGTTCCGTTGCTGCATCTGCATTTGTTCGCGCTTGGTCTTTATGTCCCCAGCTTTTGCAAATGCGGTTATCTCGGCATTTTGTTTTTGTAGTTTGAGTTGGCCAGCCTTGTTCATGGCATCCACTTCCAACCGTTTGTTCTCAAGGCTGAGTTTGCCCTCAACTTCTTGTTTCTTCAACGCCAGCTCCTGCATCTTGATCTGCAACTCTTGCTGCTGCATCTGGATGAGCGGGTCTTGCTGTTGCTGCTGAGCCTGTTGTTGAGCTTGCTGCGCTTGACTCTGCTGGAGTACTTGTTGTGCGGCCTGCGCCATCATGCTGGAGAGTTGAATCTCCATCTCTGGCGGCAACTTCTCGTCTTCCGGTGGCAGGGGCATGCCCATCTGTTGCTCAATCTTCTGGCGATACGCAAAGCCAACGTGCTCGGCAACGTGGGCCATCATGGCTGCCTGAATCTGTGGGGCCTTGGGGTTCTGACCAACCAACTGCATGACGATGGGGTCTTGCATCGCCATCATGTGCACCTTGATATGTGACTCATGATCTTGGTAGAAGAACGCTTTCATAGGCTCCAAACGCAACGCGGCCATGTTCTCAGACACAGGGTCTTTTGGTTTCTGGTCGTCAGGCAGGGGCACCAGCTTGTCGGCATCCTTGATACCCAGCACCGCCAACATCTGCCTGTGAAGCTGTGGCAAGTCGTAAATGTCTGGAGCCATCTGCGCCATCTGAATCACAGCTTGGTACTGCACAACCCGCTGGCTCATGGTTGCTGCGTTGGGGTCGCTCACAGGGATGATGTCTACGTGGTCGTAGTCAGCAGCCTTGGCTTTACGCGGCGCGTCGATGGGGTCGTAGTCGTATGCAGGGTCTGTGTAGTCGCGGATGATCGCGGCCAACAGGCGCAACTCTTGTTTGAATGTGTAGTGCAGACGGGCTTGAACTGCCGTCATCACCTTGAGCTGGCGCTCCAACAGAGCCAGTGTTGTGCCCACAGGCGCTTGGGCAGACATGTCTGACACCTTCATGTCGGCGGTTGCAGCAAACCTGCGGCCCTCCTCCACAATCTTGTCCATCAGTCCGGCCAGCACCATGCTGGGTTCTTTGTATGGCAGGGGCAAGATGCTGTCGCGCAACGCTCCCGAACCAATATCTACGTCGCGCCACTCTCCGGGTGCAATCGGTGTGTCGTCGCCTTTGATGCGCATGCCTCTGGACTTGAGGCCCCCGGGGAGGTTTGAGAGAGTGCCTGCGTCAATAAGCTGGCGCATGAGACTCGTGGCAGATTTGGCATACCCTCCAATGAGATGGAATAGGCCGAAGCCGTACGCTCCAAAACCCGGAATGTATTGATAGTGAACAAAGTGTTGTCGTTTAAGTTCAAGTGGATCTTTCTGTTCCCAGTTTCTACGGATGGCCAGAACATCGTTCGAGCCTTTGATTAGGGTAACTACGTATGGCCTTGTGATTTCTGTCGGCTCATCGTCGTCGCCCATGTCTTCGTCGCCTTTGAGCACCAAGTCAACGTGGGCCTCATACAACGTGTATCGGTCATCGTTCAGGTCGGAGAACCCTGTCTCCTTGTCCTTGGCCTTCTTGATGTTGTCTTGTTCTCTGCTGGGATCAGGCAGCTCAATGTCACGGTAGAAACCCGCTTTCTGGAGCTTGATGATCTCGTTCTTTGTCTTGCGCATGACGTGCGTCAGGCGGTAGCAGGTGTCCAAGTCGGTCGTGCCGTAGGGCAGGATGATGTCTTCTGCCGGTACAAATATTGATACTTGACGGCCAAGGTTCGGGTCGTAGTACACCTTTTTGAACGCTGAGCCGGTAGCTGGCAAGCTCCACAACATGCGCTCATGCTCGGGGCGGAACTCACGCATGACCTCAGTCAACTCGTAGTTCATGTCTTCTTGGACACGCAGAGCAGCTTCTTGCTTGTCCGGCGTTTCTTTGCCCAGAATTTTTGTACGTACCGGCCCTTGCGCGGGGAATGTCTCCGTGATGGTCTCTGATTGGAAACGCACCACAGCCTCGGTAATCATGGGGTGAAACACGCCAGACGCGCCGTTCCACGGCTCCGTGCGTTCTTCGTACTGCAAACCCAACAGTTTCAAACCTTCTGTATAAGCTTTCTCCCAGTCCTTGCGAGAGTTCTTGTCTTGCTCAATGTCTCCGGCCAAGTCAGAGGCCATCTCCATGATTACATCTTCTTCCAGTGTGTCAGCCAAGTTCTCGTTGAACTCGTCGTCTTCTCCGGGAACAATGCTCAGTTCCATGTCTCCAATTTCAATATTGACCGCTTCAGGATCAATGATCTCAATCTCAATTGCCTCTTCATCTTGGGCAAGTTCCTCCATGCCCTTGGGTTGTTGAAACAGCGCTTTATCAATATTGGTAGCCATCATTTATCCTCAGTAGTACGCCGCAGATCGGCGTTTAAAAAATCTTGGTTCGTCTGGCTCATCTGTGTCAATCCTGATGAAGCCACCTTGTCTGACTCGAAGCAGTGCTTGGGTGGTCGTGTCCACGTAGTCATCGTTCTCCCCCACAGGGAAGGCCGCAACTTCCTCAATGACTTCTCGTGCCCAGCGTGTGTCAGGTGCCCATATCAGCCCGGAAGCAAACATGTCAGCCACGGCGTTGACACGCACCATCTTATCGTTTCCACGGCTGGGTGTAAATTCTTGTACAGGGATGCCCATGTTGCGCAGCTCTTGGATCAGCGGGCCACCAGCGGCTTTCTTCTCCACAATGAACGCATCCGGCTCCCACTCCGTCCATTGTTTGAAGGCCACTTGCTTTAGCTCCGGGAACGCCATCCTGTCTTTGAACGCGTCCAGCAGAATCACCTGCGCCTTGCTGTTCTCTTCCTCGTTGTAGAACACGCCCCATGTTGTGCACGCACTGTAGTCAGATGTGCTCTTTGTCTCGTGCGCCGTGTCCCAGCTCTGGATTATGTACTCACAGTCAGGCGGTGTGTCGCTTGGCCAGATGCGCCAGTGCTTTCTACTGATGATCGCCGCCGTGTCCGAGGTAGGCTGCTGCATGTACTGCGCGTTCCAGTACCGAGGATCCATTGAGGACTTGGCTGACTGGAGGGCCTCCAGCGGCCACTGCTCTGGCCAGAGCGATTTCTCGTTCTCTGTGTTCTCGTTCAAGATGGCCGGGAGTTCTACGATCTCCCACTGCGGCGAGTCTGGGTTGTTGACTTGGTACTGGATCAACCGTCCGGTCAAGTCCAGTGGCCCCCAACGTGTCATGACCACAATGATGCCGCCGCCCGGCATCAGCCGCTGCAACGGGCCGGTCTGAAACCATGACCACGCGGTGTCAAACGCCAGTCGGCTGTTTGCCTTTACATCTTGTTCCGAATGCGGATCGTCAATAACAAAAAGGTCAGCTCCGCGACCAGCGAGAGCACCGCCAACACCAGCAGCGTAATACTGACCACCGGCAGCAGTACTCCACTTTCCAGCAGCTTTCTGGTCATCTGCCACAAGGGTTTGAGGGAATAGTTCATGGTATTGCTCGTCGTTGATAAGGTTTCGTACCCGACGACCGAAGTCCTCGGACAGCGATGCCGTGTGCGTTCCCATGATGATTTTCTTATTAGGGAAATTACCTAGAAAGAACGCGGGGAACAGATAGCTGGAGAACTCCGACTTACCCATACGCGGCGCGATGTTGATGATGACGCGCTTTTTTTTGCCGTCAATCACATCCTGAAATATCTTGGCCAACTTTCTGTGGTGCGGCCCGACCTTGAATCCGGGGTAGACGTGCTGGGCAAACTTAATCATGTCCGTGCGCCCGGCCACCAACGAATACCGCTTCTCCCGTTCCTCCAACATATCCATGAGTTCAATCTTTTCCTTGAGACTCATGGTGGGGAGGGCGCGCTGAATCGCCTGTATTTCCCCAATGTTTAACGTTAGACTTTCAAGATTCATCGGGAGTAGCCGGTAAGGGAGTGCTAACTTCTATGTCTTCAATGGGTTCAGCGTCGGTCACGCCCATGAACTTGGCCAGCTTCTCTTTGAGCTTTCGGTCAATCTCTTCGTCGGTCAGGTCGGTCTTCTTGATTTCAATCTTGTCGGTAAACAAACCAACCTCTGTAACTTTACCCAGTAAGCCTAAAGCTTTTAAGCGGATGTTGGCGTTGGGGGATTGCGTTTCTTCAAACAACTTGGCCACCGTGTACCCGCGAAGCTCCTTGGCCATCTGTACAAATTCCCAGTCATATGCTGTCAGTAGGCCCGTTATGTGGCGCACAGCGGCTGGGGTTTTAAGTTGAAGCAGTTTGGTTTTTTGTTCGTCGGTGTCTTGGTCAGACACAATCATCTTAAAAGCGTCGCGGGCCAGATGCGCTTGGTTTTCTGTGTTTACGGTGTCGTCAGGCGTTGCGCCCAGTTCTTCTAACCACTGCGCGGTGGCAATTTGTGCCGACAGAAGATCCGCCGTGTCTACAGCATCAATTGACATGAAGTCTTCCAGACTGGCGGTGTCTGGTGAAAATTGCACCAAGTGCTCCAACATATTTATAAGCTGTGTTTTTTCACAGGGTTGTTGCGCATTGGTTTGCAGTGTACACTTATTCCAAGCAAATGCGCAAGCAGATGCTTCTCCTAGACTGCGAAGTCTTTTAACCCCTTGTCAGCAATGACCGGGGGTTTTTTTATGGGCGGTTATTTATAAATTTTATAAAAATTTATGGGGGTAGGGCTGTTTTGACTTGACGGGGGGTGTGTTGTAGATGTTAAGTATTACAGAAGTGCTGAGAATCGGTGGGGAATAGTGTTCATGTGGGACGGCCATGCCGCCTCAGATTTGGCTTGGTGGGGGGTGGGTGGGGTGCAAATTAACCCGAAATACCCCATTTACTGCCCTGTAGAGCCCGATCAAACAGGGGTATCCATACAATAGGTTTAGCAGTAGGGGATTCGCTCTTACTGCTATCAACCCAAGGGGACAAATGTCCCCGTCCGCAAAGGAACTTTGAAAATGTCAACAATCACACTCAATCTCCCCAGAATCAGATTTGCGACAAGAACTTGCGCTTCTGAGCGGCGGTCAACTTTGCGTATGCGGCCACGGCCGCTTTGAGCAGGTCAACTTCGTTCCGTGAACTGCCCTCTGCCCGAACGATGTGATACCGGAATTTTGCGCTCGCCGCATTAGCGGCTTTCTCCTCCTCGGCGCTACGCTCGACACGCTTCAGTGCCACGATCTTTGCGGCTTT